CCGCGAACGCTACAGCTTTGGTTGGAGCGACCCGTTGGGAATCTTCGGTTCGCCCGGTTCGTCTTAAAAGGACTGAGAAAAGGGGCCTTGTGCCCCTTTTCTTTTTGGTGTATATTGCTCTCACTCCGGGGTTACCGGCGCATCAAACTGTCCCGGCAGACGACATACCGATTGATGCGCTTCACTTGTATGTAAGGACTCATCATGGGATTCGCTACTCACCTCGGCCCTTGGCTGCTTGGCACGGTCAAAAACACCACCGGCACTACCGCTGGCACTATTGAAAACTGCGGCGCAACCGTTGTTTCTCAGACCTTCAAAAAGAGCTACGCAGGCTCTACTTTTAGCGTAGCCGTTACTGACACTATTGCTGTGCTACCTGCGGGTTCGCAGATTGTCAGCATTTTTATTGACACCTTGGTGGCTTTTACCGGCTCCACCGCAGCCAACGTAATCATTGGCACTCCAGCTTCTACCGCTCTGTTCTGGGCTTCTTCAGACATCACCTCCCAAGGGCGTTTGGCTAACACCAATGCCGCTACCAAACTGGCTAACTGGGCAGGCGCAGCAAGTACCGCATCCCCTAGCGGGATTGGTATTGGCTCTACGGACGTAATTGTCCAAGCAGCCCTTACCCCCACTGTTGCAGATGTGACGGTCGGCACTGTGCAGTACACCATTGTGTACGTGGTTGCCAACTCCAACGGCGCTCAGTTCCCATCTGCCAGCGAGCAGTAATTAGTCTCAGGGGCTTCGGCCCCTGTTTTACAGGAGATTGATTATGATGCAGACAGACGTTAAGAGTGCCGTCGGCGCAGCGGGCGCAACCACTACCATTTTTGCTGGCCCAGCCCGTATCAAGGGTATATCCATCAGCTACTCAACAGGCGCAACGGTTGTATTGAACGATGGGACAAGCGGTACGGCTATGTTCTCGTTCACGGCTCCAGCGGCTGCGGGTTCTATCTACATGGTGTTCCCCGGCGAAGGCATCAAGTGCAGTACCAATATCTCTGCTGTGGTGTCTGCAACCACAACCGCAGTGGTGTTCTATGGCTAAGAAGAAAGGCCCGGTTCTCTCGGTCGGTCGTGGCGAGAAGTTGCCCGTCTCCAAGGGGGCCGGGTTGACGGCTAAGGGTAGAGCCCGGTACAACGCTGCAACGGGCAGCAACCTCAAAGCACCCCAGCCCCAAGGTGGCCCGCGCAAGGACTCGTTCTGCGCTCGCATGAGTGGCATGCCGGGGCCGATGAAAGATGAAAAAGGCAAGCCCACCCGCAAGGCGGCTGCTTTGGCAAGATGGAAATGCTAGGAGTACGACATGGCGGATAAAAAAGACAAAGTGGACTACAGCGCTGTAGAACGCTTGAGTAAGTACGTTCCGCTTCCCCCGGAAGACTTGGGCTTTGGAACAATTCCGCCCGTAAGAAGTACATTTGTATCTGCTACTCGCGCAGAAAACCTTGCATCGGGAAAAGGCCGAGAAACAGCAAAATATATGGCTGAAGCAGAAACAGACCTAGGCAAAGGAAGGAAGCTGCGCCCCATGCAAAAAGAAAACGTAGATGAGCAAATGCAGCAAATTGGCGAACTTGCCGACCAATACAAACGCGAAACTCGGGGCAAGGAAGACACAAGCGTGCGTGGCAAAATTCGTAAAATAACAGGTTACGCCAAAGGCGGCTCAGTATCCGCCCGTGCAGACGGCTGTGCCCAGCGCGGCAAGACAAAAGGACGGATTGTATGAACGAACAAAACCAAGAAACGCTGAAGCACGTACTTGACGGTGCTTCAATCCTTACCGTAATAGGAACACTTGTGGAATTCTTGCCTGCTGTATCTGCGGCTCTTAGTATTGTCTGGGTGGCAATCCGCATCTACGAAACAGAGACCGTCAAGAAACTCATGAACCGTAAAAAAGACGACGATGCCAAGCACGAGCAAGAAACAACATAGATTCATGGAAGCGGTGGCCCACAACCCATCGTTCGCCAAGAAAGCAGGGGTTCCACAATCCGTGGGGCAGGATTTCAGTAACGCCGACAAAGGCAAAACTTTTAAACAAGGTGGTGATATGGCTACAAAAGGTGTGAACCCATTTGCTAAATTTGAAAAATCTGGCAAGGACAAAGAAAAGGGCATGAAAGAGGGCTCCAAAGCCGACATGGCTATGGACAAAAAGCAAATGATGATGAAAAAAGGCGGCATGACCAAGATGGCCACCGGCGGTTTCGTCCGTGCGGCTGACGGTGTTGCTTCCCGTGGCAAAACCAAGGCTACCCAAATCAAAATGAACAAGGGCGGCATGGCCTGCTAAGGAGTAACCCATGAAAGCACGAGACCTAGCAGCCCTTGCAGCCCTCGGCATCGCGGGCAAAATGGCCTATGACAAATTTGGCCGGAAAAAAGACGACGAGCCCAAGACCCGAGGCAAACTGGGTGAAGCCCAGAGCGCCAACGATGGTACTGCTGGCGAGTACCGCTCCGACATGCTTGGCAAATCCCGCAGTGCAAACGACGGAGATGCGGGCGAAACCAGAATGGGGGAAAATGCTGCGGGCTCTCTTTTTAAACGGCAAATGGGAGAAAACGCCGCCGGTTCTCGTTTCACTGGTCGAGATGTTGCTGAACCCCCCGCCGTTGCCCCCGTTGCCGTAGCCAAGCCTGTTCGCACGCCTGTAGTTACTAGGTCTGTTGCTGCTCCCCCCGCTGCTGATGCTGTTGCAGACGACTATGTGATGCCGCGTACTGCTCCCAAACCGGTAATGCCGGATGCAAACCGAGTCACGCCGTACAACCCGGACATCATGTACGCCCCTACGGTCAAGAGCGACCCGAACGTAGAGCACGATGATGAGATGAACCGGTTGGCACGGACACGAGCCACTCGACAAGGCACGGTGGTTGCGCAAACCCCCAATGCACAAGCTCAAGCGCGTATTTTGCGGCAAGGCCCAACGCCTGCGCAGTCTGCAACCAATGCACAAGCCCAAGCACGCCTGCTACGGCAGGGCGCACCCAGTACACAAGCTCCAGCACCGGCAGCAGCCCCCCAACAGTCTAGATACACCAAAGACCAGTACGGGAACATCATCGACAACACCACTGGAAAAGTCAGCCGCACCATCTTCAGTGCAGGCCAAGAAGGTAATGCAGCCAGAATTGGCATGAAGCGCGGTGGCGCAGTCAAGATGGCCTCCGGCGGCATGACCTCCTCCAAACCCAGCGGTGCAAGTCGCGGCGATGGTATTGCACAGCGCGGCAGAACCCGAGGCACTCTGCGGTGATGTCTTCACGCGGCATGGGGGCCGTCAATCCAGCCAAGATGCCCGGTGCTAAGAAAAAAGCCCGGCTGGATGACACCGCCTTCACGCAGTACGCGGAAGGTGGCACGGTCAATGCTGCGGGGAACTACACCAAGCCCAGCCTACGCAAACGTATCCTGTCCCAAGTCAAGGCAGCGGCCACACAAGGAACCGGCGCAGGCCAGTGGTCAGCACGCAAAGCGCAGCTTGTAGCCAAAAAGTACAAGGCTGCCGGTGGAGGGTACAGAGATTGAAAGCACCGCAGCAATCCCTGAAAGATTGGGGTGACCAGAAGTGGCGCACCAAATCGGGAAAGCCGTCGTCAAAAACAGGTGAGCGATACCTCCCTGAAGCTGCCATCAAGTCCTTGTCCCCATCCGAGTACGCTGCAACCACCAAGGCAAAACGCGTTGGTAAAGCAGCAGGTAAACAGTTTGTAGCCCAGCCCAAAAGCATTGCAAAGAAAACAGCAGGATTTAGATAATGGCAACTTCAGGAAGCGCTACGTTCAACCTTGACTTGACGGAAATCGTTGAGGAGGCGTACGAGCGCACGGGTTCTGAGCTGCGTACCGGGTATGACCTGAAGACCGCCCGCCGGTCGCTGAACCTATTGTTCGCTGACTGGGCAAACCGGGGCATCAACATGTGGACGTTTGAGCAGGGCTCCATCACTTTGGTTCCCGGCCTGCCAAGTTACCCCATTCCGCTGGACACCGTTGACCTCTTGGAGCATGTCATCCGCACAGGGGAAGGCAGCGTTTCAACGCAAGCCGACCTGACCATCACGCGTATCAGTGTTTCTACCTACGCCACCATCCCCAACAAGCTGCAACAAGCCCGCCCCATTCAGATGTGGTTCCAGCGGCTTGACGGCTCCACCACGGCGTCAATCACCACGTTGAGCGCCAGTATCTCCTCGACTGACACAACCCTCACAGTGGTTTCCGCAGCCAACTTGGCTTCTGCCGGGTATATCCTGATTGGCGCGGAGACCATCTACTACGGGTACACCACAGGGAATACCCTATACAACTGCGTGCGTGCGCAGAACGGGACAACCGCTGCATCGCATACCGCCGGAGATTCGGTCTACACGCAGAACCTCCCCTGCGTGACGGTGTGGCCTACCCCGGACGACTCCCAGACCTACACCCTTGTCTACTGGCGGATGCGCCGCATTGACGATGCTGGCGGCGGTGTGAACACGATGGACGTACCGTTCCGTTTTCTGAACTGTTTGGTGGCAGGGTTGGCGTACTACTTGGCTCTCAAGGTTCCAAACGCAATGGCGCGGCTGGACGTACTCAAGTCCCAATATGACGAAGCTTGGGAGCTGGCAGCTACCGAAGACCGTGAAACAGCAGCACTGCGGTTTGTGCCGCGTCAGACGTACATCTAATGGCAAACAGGTTCGCTTCCGGCAAGAAGGCAATTGCTATCTGCGACAGATGCGGACAGCAGTTCAAGCTCGTCGAGTTGAAGAAGGAAATCATCAAGACCAAGACGTACAACCTGCTGGTCTGCAAAAGTTGTTGGGATCCCGACCAGCCTCAATTGCAGCTTGGCATGTACCCGGTTGATGACCCACAAGCCCTTCGCAACCCCCGTCGAGATTCAACGTATTTCACCGCTGGCCCTATGACTGATGGCTACAATAGCGGTGGTAGCAGGGACATCCAGTGGGGCTGGAATCCGGTCGGTGGAGCAGGTAGTACAGACGTAGGTCTAACGCCCAATTACTTGGTCGGAACCACAAGTGTTGGCACAGTCACAGTAACGGTTTCATAGGAGTCCAAGATGGATACAAAGACAGTTAAACGCATTGCTGACACCGAGGCCAAGAAGATGGTCAAGGGTCACGAGTCACGTATGCATGCCAAGGGCATGAAAAAAGGTGGCCCTACGTCCGAAGACCGTATGCGGGTCGGGCGTAACCTGTCTCGTGCAGCCAACCAGAAAACGGGGTAAATCATGGCATACAGTATGAAAAGCGGCGGTAAAGAGATTGGCCCTGCCAGCGTTTACGCTGAGCCCCACACGATGGACGGGAAGCGGATGAAAATTTCTTCCAACCCCGGCAAAGAACCTAACACAAGCAAGCTGGACAGTTTGGACGTCAGCCTTGGTGGATTGAGCAAATCTGCTAGTGATGAGCAAATCAAGACCACGGGAATCAAAACTCGCGGTAATGGCTGCGCAACCAAAGGCTTGATGGCAAGGGGCCCGATGGCATGAACTATTCTGAGCTTTCGGCGGCGATACAGACCTACACGGAAAACAACTTTCCGACGATTACCCTTGCGGATTCGTCTACGGTCTCG